TGAACTGACATCATTCTGAGCAGTTTCTTTTTCTTCATAATCATCAGCTTGAAAAGGTAATTTTGATAATATATCAATTTTAGAATTATCTTGAACAATCATTTGAGGTTCGAAAACATTTTGTGACAAATCTGATAACACTTCTGTATTAGAAACAATGCCTTTAAGCAGATCAATAATCGTATCAAATTTATCTTTAATAACATCTACAAAATCACCAAACCCAGTTTGTAATTGTCCAAATCCACTTGGTATTACACCTTTAGTATCAATTCGTCCAATAGCACCACTTTCAATTTGCTTAAATGATTGGGCCTTAATCTCATCCATACTCTGAAGATCAGTTGTTCCAGTTTTTTCAATATCTTTTAATCGAAATTTCTCAAGTTTTGCACGTGCTTTAGCTTCTTTACGTTGAGATTTAAATTGAGAACTTATAAATTCTGACTGTATTTTTTCAGCTTTCTCAAGACGCTCAGTAAGTATCTCTTGATATTCAGAGGGTAATACATATTGTCCAGTTACAGTATCATAAACCATTTGTTGTTTTCTAGCAGCTTGTGTTTCTTGATAAACAAAAGTACTACCAGTAAGCATTTCGAATTGTTGTTTTGCAACTGCAAATATATTTTGTAATAATTCAACTTGTGTCCAGCCAATACGTTTCATATCACCCATAACATCTTGAAACGGACCAGCAAAATATATCTGTGCTGCTTTTTCATCACTTACAGCAATACCTTCTTTTTCAAATAACTTCTGTTGTTTTTCAGCTAACTCTTTAAACACCTTAACTTCAGAATCGCGACGTTTCTTAAGAAATCCTTTAAATTGCGAATACATTTCACCAGGAAACTTAATAACTTTGGGTATAGTTTTAACAGCAGTAGAAATTATAGCAGTTGCAGTCGCTACAATAGGAATTGACATCCCAATTGTATTGAGCATATTAAGAAACCCTTTTTTCTTAACAGGTCTTACTGTTAAATCAATTGAAGAAATACCAAGATGTGCTCTTATCGCACCTTGTTCCATTACACCAAGAGTTGTTATATCTTTAATTGCAGATAATAATGCTATCTTTTTACCATCAGGAGTTTCTGCCATCTGAGCAATTGCAGAACCAGACATCGATAATAATTTTGCATCAGAATGACGTATACCTAATTCCTTTTTAACCTTTTCAATTACTTTATCTTGTTCTATTCTCGATCCATGCAACTCTTCTTGTTCATTTAATATTGCAAGTGGCGTTTTACCTTTAAATAATAAATCAGTAACTTGTTTAAACGGATCAAGACCAACTAATTTTTGACTGAATAAAGTAAATTTATCAACAACATCATTAGTAAACTTGCCCAAAGTAACTGATATCCCACCAATTTCAGTTTTTGCCCATTTTTCTTTTAATTTATCAATATCACTAATATCAGCATTGACACCTTTTGTTTCTTTGAGTTCTTTATTTCTTGCCATAACAGCCATTTGAGGAAGAACAGAAACAGATGCTGCAATATTACGTACTGAATCAAGAATTATCTGAACAAGTCCTAATATTCTATCTTCGCTTTCCATTTTTGGATCTAAAAGAATTCTATTAGTCCAAGAACCATACCCATCCTCTATGCGAGACTGACCAAACTCTTTAATAAATCTCTCTTTTGTTGATGGTTTACCACGAATTCTCATTCGTTTTTTAGCAATAACTACTGATGAAATTCCGGAAATAATACCTGGTAATGCCATAGCAAGCGCAGGTGCAAGTATTGGACTACTTGCGATCATACCAGATAAGCCACCAGCCATACCACTCGCACCACTTAACATACTAGATGTTGTATCTAAACCAACTTTGCCAGCTAATTTAGAAGCACCACTAAAACCACTACCCACAGTTTCTGTAGCCACTTGCATTCCACCATGTACCCCACCTTTTATGACTTTACCAACTTTAGTCATAGCACCAGTGGGATCACCAGTCATCATCCCAGCAATTCCAGCAGCCGTAAATGGTAATCTTGACAGCATACTCGCAGATCCAGCTACTTGCGATACTTTTCCGGTAGCACCTAATTGATTTTCACTTTGTTTAGCAGATCTAATTCGCTGAGCTTGTTGAGTTTTAGATAATCCCATTGAAAGACCACCAAGCATACCTAAACCAGGAATTAAACTCCCAGCAATATCAGCAGCTGATGACATTTCAACATCACCAATCTTATTTGATGTAGTTTTAACCATCCCAGCAAGAGCAGCACCACCACTACCAAGAATACCTGCAGCCATTGGGATTTTTCCCAAGCTTTTAACTTTAGAAGATAATCGTTCTTCTTCAACAGATCCAGTTAGCCCTCTTCGTTCCATTAACGCAGCATCTTCTTTACTTTTTTTAGCAGCAGCAATCTGTTTCTTTTTAGCTTCGACTTTAATGTCTTGTGGTGTTTCTGGTTTTTTAATTGTTTGTTTTGGTTCTTGAACTAATTGTGTTGGTTCCTCTATTTGAACTGATTCTTGGAATCTAATTTGTCGTTGTTTTTCTTGTTGCTTTTCTAATTTTGCAAAACCTTCTTGTAAATCAGCACGGATATTAATAGGAGATGGTTCTCGTCTCGTACTAGTACCAATTGATAAATTCTTCTTAATATGTTTCTGGTTATAATCAGACATTTAAAAACCACCTCCTTAAAATATAAATACTGTTAAAACATTTTAAATAAAAAATCATCATCATTATCTATCACATCAATTTGTTTCTGTTGTGTTTCTTCTAAAAATGGATCCACATATTCAATTTTATTATCTTTAACAACTACATCAAGACTACCGGATGAAATATGTTGTGGTCCATTGAGTGTATGTATTGCCTGTCGGTATTGATTGATTTGTTTATCGACTAAATTTTTATGTTTTGTTATATCAATTAACGGCAAGATTTCAAGCTCTGATAATTTCCTAGTATAAGCGGCTAACGCAGATGCCATAAACAAATCATCATTTTTTCCAGATTGAGCGGCAATTCCACCACCAACTTTGCGTTCAATAACATGCAATTGATTTATCAAATCTGAACTTCTAATACATTCAGGATCAGAAACAAAATAGTCATACAAAATGGAAATCATTAATGGTTTTGTTTTAGGACTTGTATTAATACCAATCCTCTTTTCAGGTTCAGGAGAATATATAAACTGTTCATAATCATAATCTTCATCATTCTGTAGATTTTCTATAACAGCAGTTCCAATACTATTTTCTTCAATACAAAGAATCACTTTATTATCATTAATTTTTGCAAAATACTTAGTCACTGCTTTAACAATATCGGAATATTTCGTCAATGAACCAAGTTTACCAAAATATTCGGCAATTTGATGAAAATTCAGATATGTAAACACTTCAATAGCATTAAAATCCCCAATTAAAGATTTTGCGGTATCAACACTTATAAGTATAAAATCATTCGCATCAATTTCTTCAACATACAAATTCAGAAAAGTTTGATGTGGCATGCGAATGCGTTGTGTTATAGGTATTTCTTTAAGTAACGAAAGAAAATCATCTTCAAAAATACAATTAGTAGCACCAATAAACAACAAATCTAGTTCTTGATTTATCATTCTTTTATCAAAGTTTAGCTCCCGACATTGATCTGCGTACCATTCCTGACACTTAGTTGGATCCTCTGACCAATGATAACGAATGCGAACAAAACCATTTCGCTCTGGGTTATTAATAATCTTATCTGCTTCTGGAATAAATAAATCATCAGAATCAAAAATATCATTTCCACTAATTGCGAATTGATGCATATCATAAAACCACTGTCCAGTTCCAACAGAAGAATTTGGTGTAGATGTAATAGCAATAAAATAAGGATATTTATTTTTTTCTGCTTGTTGTCTTGCCCTTGAAAGTGTTGGTTGGGCAGATCCAAATGCTTCCGCTATATGACGAATATGAGCCATTTATATTCAATAAGAAACGCTAATTCTTACTCGGGACTTTAACCCAACTGCATGTTTCCATACAGATTAGACTATATCTTCAACTTATGATTTTTTATTGATAAGTTGTTTTGCACTTCCGCTGCGCTTGCAGTGTACTCCCTTCCGGGATAGTCGTTGAACCTTTACCATTAATGTCGCAATTACAACATGATTAGGCACTTGGCTGCTGATTGTCCAATCTCATTCATTTTCAAACCATCACACTTACCATTTCTAGTTATGTTGTGGTTGAACAAGCTCTAAGGATATTCCAGCAGTTCACAAAATTTTTCAACATACATCGCTGTATGAAAGACCAAACTTTTCTAGCCTCATCGATATATAAAATTGGTGACGTTAACGAACGAGCTATAACTGATGGATCGCTAGAAGTAGCGGGATAGAAACATCTTATAATGCTGCCATTCTCAAACTCCATAAATGTCTTTCTTTCCCCTTTATACTTCAGCGGTACTCTTAAAAACCCGGGCAACTGTTCGTGAATATATTTAATCATTTGTAGATTTGCAAGAGAATATTCTTTATTCGCATTAAGTATATTTGCAGAATTCCTTGGAAAAAAGTTACAACACCACTCTATTAAACATGCTATAACAGTTGACTTACCTAGTTGTCTTGTTGCCATAAGCAATACTCTATGCTGCACAATAGCACTTCTAATGGTTTGTCTCAATTTGGAATGCATTAAATCAGGGGTATATGATTGCTCACCACCAATTTCCGGGATTTTAACATGATTGTATATGAAGTAAAATGGATTTCTTCTACATTTAAAAAATTCAATTGCCTGTTGTTCTTTTGTAAGTGTTGTTGTATTCACAAAGGTCTCCTAACTAGTACTCTACTGTTAAACTAAAGAAATATTAATCACAATATTATTAACATCCCAATAAAAGTAATAAGGACAATATGTCGCAACTTGCAATTTGGTTAAATCATCTAAAACATCACTTTGATCATAAGTTTCAATATTACCACCAACAATTATATTCGGAACAGTTGCAGAATCAGTAATAATTACATCAACAGATTTAATCCAAAATCCATAATTGTGAACAAAATCAATTACTTTAGTTTTATAAAATGAAATTTGTGTCCCTGTATAATTATCAACCAAAAATTGTGCTAAATCCATTTCTAGTTGTGCCTTAACAGATAACACAGACACTTGATTGGTAATTGTAGCTTCTTTAGAACCAGATATACTTATTTCAATATTTAATGGCAAAACTAACTCAAAATCAAACCCAACAGTTGTTAACTCTTCAAGAATTGCGGCTTCTATTCTATCCGCATTAATAAATCTTAGTTGAACTTCATCAGAAATCATTTTTGTTTTATCATCTAATCCCAACGAACCAAATAAAGAAATAAATTTCTGAATGTAATAATCTTCATCTAAACTAAAATCATACTCAGGCATTACAGGAATATTAAGAACATAACTAGTGGTATCCCCATATGTTTTAAGAAAGAAAATATCAGACACATCGGTAACTAAAGTCATATCTTCAACAAGATATGTAAATAATTTAGTAGTGGTAGCAGTAGCAGAAACTTTAACATTGACATTCATCGGGTCATAAATAATACCGGAAGAATAAACATATCTAAACGTATTGGTATCAATTTGTGTCATTACAACATCATCAATATTAACTTCTGGTATAGAAATCAAAGCAGAATAATCTGTTAAATCCTCATATGAAGTTACATCAAATCGTACTTCCTCAGATGAATTTAAATAAGTCGCCGAAATACTCATTGCTGGCGGTATTTCTGTAATATTATTTTCAATAGTTATATCTGAAAAATATGCTCTAACAACTGGATCAATCACATATCCTTTATAAATATGCAAAAAAGAATCCCAATTGTACAGAAATGGACTAATAAAAGTTGTTGCATTAATTGTAAATTCTGGACGATACATCCCAGCAGCATCAAACTCGATTTTATTTGGAGAATATGAAAGTGACCTAAGAGGCACTAATTGTTTATTTTTAAATGAAACAAAGTTATAAATAATATTTTCAACAAAATCAGTTTTCTTAAACAATACAAAATTATCAGTCGCTGCTTTTCCAAGAATATTATTAAAATCTAATTCAGATATTAAATTATCTCTAGTATATACATATTTAAGAATTGCGGACCTTAAATCAGACCCTTCTAATTGATCTGTACCATTTTCCCCATATTCAATATTAACAGTAATAAAAGTGGCAACATCTGCCAATAATGGTCCTTGTGTTGTGTCATCATTTAATGTATCATATATAATAATATTCCCAGCATAAGGAGTAATAGCTTGAGTAGAAACATTACCTTGTGAACCAGTTGTTGTTTTAACAATAACTTTAATCTCTGAATTCGGAACATAAACTCCATGCAAACCAGATCCCAATTCAATCAATATTTTATTAGACAATTGGCGGACAAATACAACTTTATCAGTTGATGCGGAATCCCATTTAACAGTTTTAATTTCATATTCAACATCATTAACATAAACAACTATATTTGATATGTATACATCTTCATCAATAGATATTGAATAAGCATAAAATGTTCCTTGAGCATAATTAGGAGAATTAAAAACAACTTCTTCAGAAGTGTATTGTTTAAGATCTTTAATAGTAATACTAGGACTAGCATATAAAAAAGGAATATTAAAAATCTTATTAGAACTATCGGTTATCTGACAAAAATAATTATCAGACTGCTCAACAATAAGATATTGAGAATCAAGAGTATAAATTAAACCACCAACATTGATTTTTAAGTCAGTAATATAAATTTCCCGCTTCGCAACCTCTGCACTTTTAGTTGGAAGCGCAGTAAAATCAAATAAAAATATCCCCACAATAGAAGCTGGTATTGCATTTGATAATGAATAATTGAAGATACTACCATGAAGGATTAAATTATCATCAATATCGGCTGTTGCTAAAAAGCCTTCTTTGGAAAGATGATCTAAATACTGTTTAATATCAAATTGGGTATAGCCGAATATGTTCATTAAATATCCAATTAACCCAACTTTTGATATTTGTAACTCCTTTTTATCTAACTCCGTTTTAAGTAAATCGTAATAATAAGTAATGTATTCGTCTGGAGTTGTTAATGATCCAAGAGATGTGCTCATTGTCTATATAAATCCTTTTTTTAAATTATTTTTAAATTGAACGGCAAAATGCTTTATTCTTCAATCCAATCATATGATGTTTCTCCTCGATCCATATATATACTTCCACAATCTGCTATAAATTCATCAAAAATCCATGAATTTAAACCAGCAGGATCATCCATTGTTCTCGCAACATATCTCGCACAGGCATAATTCATAGGTAATGTTGTTAATTCATTCGAATCTCGTTTTCCTATAACTTCTTTATCAGGGATATTAATTGGAAAAATACCAATTGCTTTGCCAACATAAACAACATCATCCCCAATCATAGATCGACCAACAACTGGTTTCATACGAATAACATATGCACTTGACATATAATCAATGGATCCAAAATCACTATGTTTAGGATCTAAATAATTGCTGCTGGGAGTTACACTCCCCTTAGTAATTTTATCGATGTAATCAACCCAAATTTTATGAAATGAAAATGTACCTAATTCAGAAGTATCAAGAAATGTTATTGAACACTGCCCACCTTTACTTACTTTTGTTCCATAAGGAATGCCTCCAGATGTTCCAGAGACTTCAGCACTAGTAACTTGTATAGCTGGAGGAGTAAAATCAATTGCTAAAAAAACAAATTTCTTTGCAATCACTTCCATATACTCTCTCCCTAAAGAAAACCCAGACAAATCTGGAGGTATCATAAAAATAAGGGAATAACCATTGATGTCTGGCATAAATTCTTCACCATCAATAGAAATTCCCATAAGTAAATTATTAAAGTATCGTAAAATCCCATTTGATTCCAACGACATTTTCAGAACTTCACTAACAAGTTCTTTACCCATGTCAATTACCTCGAATGCACTTTCGAACAAATAAATTTCTGTAAATTATAAGCAATTCCATAAATAACAACTTTACGAAGTTGACCTCGTATCGGATCAGAATATTCACAATAACGAGCATAATTGATTTTATCATCAAATATTTTTTCAGTAAGATCACCAACAAGTGTTTTAAATTGCATTACAACCGGTGAATGTTTAGAAGCAACTACTCTTCGTTTAACAATATTAGAAAGAAAATCAGGAACACACACATCAAATTTATCATTAACTTGCAATTGTCGTAGAAAAAGTTCAAGTATTTCCTGTATATGTTTTTGATATTTAACAGAATGTATTGACATTAATAACAAACTAACAATATTTTTATTAACATGAGATTGATCATGAATGAAATTAATAATACGATTATCATATTTAGGTTGAATATTAATAATAATGTAATTAGTTATAGATTCAATAATCTCATCAAATTCACCAGAAGAATAGAAATTGACAACATCAATATCATCATCAAGACTCGATCTCATTTTTGAACTTGATAATTTATATCCTTTCTCTTTAGCAGCAAAATAAAGAGTTGATATCCCACCCCTTGCTTTAATAATACCAGTTTTCAAATCGGGCGCACGATCTTGAATAAATAACTGTCGTAATCGATTGAATGATTGATCAAAAAATCTTTTAACAACATCACTATTTAATCGCATTTGGCTTCCATATTTTTTAAGTATCGTTGGAGCAAAATGTGACATGAGAAGTGTCATTGGAGAATCAAATTTCTTAAAATAACTACGCCCTGATAAATTAGCAACTACATAACGCATTGTATCTGGATCACAATAAGGAATAAGATGTGATCTTCTACCGTTCCATAATTTAAGCAAAACCAATATTTCAGCATTCTTGGCCATTGAGTCATTACCATACTTTACACCATATAAAACTAAAAGTAGTAAAATATGATAATAACTATTTCCCCACATAAATGGATCTCCAGGAATATTAAATTGATCAAGAAACATTCGTTTAATCGTTTTTTCATCAAGAGTTAGTTTTTTGAAGAGATTTATAACGGCAAGATGTGGGACTTTTAACAGCATACACCAACCAGTTTTCTGAGTAATAGAATCTTGATAAGTCATACGTACCAATTTTTCAAGTTCAAGTTGAATAGATCGTTCAAGACGTGGATCTGCCTTAAAAGTGGCATGTAATTTTTGCAAAACTAAATCAATCGGATTGACCCGACTCATGAGTAACCCCCTACCCTAAACAACAGTTGCTACTATTTTAGAAATACTTCTAGATTGTTCTCCAAATCGATTCCATAAATCTATAAGTTGATCCTGATCAAAAATCATTCCATAATTATCAGATGTAATCAATTCATTAACTCTATCTTTAACAATCATTGGAAAATTAATCCGATTAACTAAAGATTCAACAATAATAGACTTAAGAGCAAAATTAACAGCATCCTCAGTCTCAACATTCTCAGTTACAATCAATTCTTTTGCTACTGTATTAACTTCTTTAAGATATAATGTCTCTAACTGCTTATCAGTTAATGAATAATAATTATGATTCAAAAACTCTGTAATTAATTGTACAGATTTGTTTTCTAGAATCTCTTGCGAGTCATTTTGTACTTCAGATTCGTTAAACCCGTACAGTTTTGGTTTAATATTAATATGTTCATAAATTTGACGAGTTGTCGATGCCAACTCCCCAAACATTTTCTGAACATCAGATTCATATGTTTCATCTAAACGTTTAATAAGACAATTGTAAAATATTGAATCACACATGAGTTTTAAAGAAAAAGAATCTTCGTCATACTCTTCAAAAATTAATCTTGCATAATCTCTTTTCGGTTGTTTTGCTTCTTGTAACTTTGCTTCATTCTTAGAACGAATTCTATTCAATGCCTCTAAACTCATTGCACTTAATTTGTATTGTTCTTCCAATGTAGTATTATACATAATATTTTCCTCAACTAGTTATTAAAATTTAATTAATTAAAATCCCGGCAAAATATCTTGCTGATGTCTTACATAACTTTCTAATGAACTGATGTTTAATTTATTAACAACGTCCATAAACATAAATTTATAATATATCGATTTTTTCCCTTCATCAACAACTATAATATTCGGAACGCCAAGTTGCCTGCTTATCAACTCTATAATTCTTTTTATATTACTCCAGCCAATATTCATATCATCAACATTAGTTGGAATGTCTACATCTGCAACATTTCCTGCTTGTAGGTGTATTAACTGTCGAAACATCCTTGCTTTTTGTATTGCATAAAGTGCCTTAATAATTTCCAAAGGAACTATTAAACAATAATTAGGAAATTCTAAAGCATCTCGTCGTTGAGTTTCAATATCAACATCAATATCACGCATAAAAATGCATGTATAAGAAAAGAAATTGTACAAAAATAAAAAATAAATGATGTTTGTCATCCCTTCGATAAAATCATTAACAATAACGCTCAGTTCTGCAAGTTCCATCCCAGGTTGAATTGTAACTATATTTGCATATCTACCACCATAGACCGGATCTGATAATGGTGGAACCAATGGAAATACTGGCGATATTGGACTAAACAGATGTGGATTTCCAGCTGGATATTCCCGCATTATAAAATTGGATATCTCAAGTTTAATTTGGTCAAATATCGCTTTAAGTGCTGTTACTAATACAGTTTGAGATGCATCATCAACAATATCCATTAACCATCTTTCATAAGTTTTACTATTAACAGAAAATGCTTGGGCTGCATTATTAAATGCTTTGAAAAATTGCCTATATTGGGATGGCCTTGTAACAACAGTTAATTGATTCTTATTTAAATCTTCAAGAATACGACCAACATTTTCACCAATATCACTATTTTCTTCACACATCGATTGTATATCTTTAAGTTTCTTAACAGCTTTCTCAACACCAGCACCAGCAGTAATATTAATATTTTGTAATGAAGTGACAATATTACTACTCAATAAATCCATTCCATTGTTTCCAATAGTCGAAAATTGACTAAGAAGTTGATCAGTTTTTGCGGGCATATCAATATTAGTTGGGAATGGGCCTAATAGTGATTCCAAATCAAAAATTAGTCCAGGAACAAGATTCCCAATATATATATTGAATGATGCAATAGCTGCATCATAAGTTCTTTTTTGTGTCGCTGTTTGAATTCGAGGAACATTGTCTAAAGTAAGTCCAGAACGCGTTTCAATATTACCTGTCTCAGATGCCCAAAAATTAGGATTAACAATTTTAACTAATGTCCCAATAGCTTGATCTACACTATCATTAATATACCGATCAATCTGCATATCATTGTGAGGCAAATCTCTATCAGATCTATTAGTACGTGAAATTCCAGAACTTGCAAGTAATTCGTTACGAGTCCTATTTGAAAATACAAAATCAATATAATTTTCAGGTGGCATTGCCCTAATAACCGGTTTAAGAGCATTAAGACTTGATGGTCTATCTAACCTCGTCCCAGTTGCAATTGATGCTAATAATATCCAATATAGAATTGTTGGTTTAATAGGAAATTCCTTAGTTCCAACGATCAATGGAATTGTTATTAAATTCTCAATAACTAAACTTGAAATAACGGGTCGCAATATCGAATATCGTGGATTATTCTGAATTTGATCAGTTATAAATCTCGTAAAATTAGCAACATGTTCTTGATGTTCGGCTCTTTCATATCGATCATCATCAATAAAATTAGGAGTTTGATTTCCTATACCCCCAACATTCCAAAGACTACGACGCACCTCTTGTGCCGGATTAACTGCATTTTTTCCAGTTCCAACCATTCCAATTCTAGATGAACTAGATGTAATATTTAAAACATTTGATACTTTAATTTGACTCATAATATCTACAGTAAGGAAATCTCTTAACAAACTAGAATATTTTTTAAGAGATTCATCACATACAAATGGATAAACAAAAACAAGATTCTGTCCCCCATGTGCTGGGGTTCTCATAACTCCTGTTTGACGTACAGTTTGTAAAGCTGTAGGCGCTCTAGTAGTTGTAAGTTGCATTATTACACCTTATATTGATTTAAAAGTTTCTGCATTTTTTTCCCACCATATTGTTTTAAATAAGTTTTTTTCATAACTTCAGCAATTTTTAAAATTCGATCTTTATTTGCTGGATGACTTGTTCCACTTAATATTTCTTGCAACATTGATAAACGTTGAAGTAATGTCGTTCCTTTCTTAATTTGCGAATCCTGTTTCTTCCATTTTTCAATTGCAGAAATAAGTTCGTCACCATATCCATATTTAGCTACAAACACATCTGCTTGATACTCACCAATATGTTCTACAAAATGCAAACTTCTTGATGTGATTAAAAAAAGTGGGTAAAAAATACCTCCTATAATTGGTATCATTCGAAGTCCACGGGTAACTAAATAAATTGGATATATAATTTTAAGAAATAAAAAAGTTGCTCTTGATAAGTAATTAATCAAATGCCCGATCTCATGTAATAATATTGCTGTAAGTTCTCTAGGAGTATGTTGTTTAATGAAATCATTTCCAAATATAAGATCAACACGTTTAACATTAATAAACTTTGCAAAATCTTCTTTCTCTTTAATCTTAACATTTTTATTAGGTTTTATATAAGGTAGAATGGCAAAATTATCGGCATGCAATCCAAAATAGTGAAAATCAATAACAACATGAACTTTGAAAATCTTTTCTAATTCAACTTCCATCTCACGCAATACTTTTTCTTTTGTTGATTTATCTTTCGCCAATTTAAATTTTTGAAATAATATATCAATATTTTTCAAATCACTAATTCGGCGAATTCCTACTTCTAATAAATAAGCCATTAATTTTAACTCCTATTTCTAACACCCCGAAACCTAACGAAAAATAAAATTCCAATGTTAAACAACATATTGTATTTAATATATTGTTTAACATTAAATACAATCAATTTTAGAGTGTCTTGCACACCTGTTTGTATGGACAGAAAAAACAACTATTTTTAATGTATGGGTCATCTAATCTTGGAATCGTTTTATTTTTTAAATGTTGCAAAATATGGTTCAATTTTCCAACAATGTAATTTTCATAAGGAGCAGGATCAATAACATTTAAATCTAATGTTAAAGCAGTAATAAAATAAAACTGATTGTACTTTGATTTCAACATCTTTTTAATTTTAGAATTTAATGCTTTTGCTTCAGATAAAGAATTCACATCAGAAGCCAATAAATCATGAGCAACATAAATCATTTGTATATACTTAATGTCGTACTTCTCTAACTTAGGTGGTGGTGTTCTTGTTTTTGTTTGTTGTTGTGCTTCCTTCAAGTGATTATGCAATATCCATCTATAAAAAATAGATTGATAAAAATCAGGATCTCTTGGAGTTCTCGTCCTTAGAATCTTTTCATAATCTGAAAATGTACATGATTTAATTTCAATTAGAACGTCATCATTAATAAGACAATCCAATCTAACTGAAGTTCTAATGCTCGGAATCTTCATAGAAGGTTCAAGCTCAGTAAACCCTGAGTAATTACCTTGAATAAAATCATGAACTGCAGATCCTAATGCAGCTCTAAATTTCAATGGTAACCACGCATCCTTATATGACTCTATCGGATAATTTAAAATCTTTAAAATAATCTGACGACTACAATTCATTGTCAAATCATATGCATTTAAATTCTCCTGATATTCATGATGTTGCTTGTTCTGTTCATGAGATGTTTGTGCCATTTCTTGAACAAATTCATTAACATCAAATAGTTTTGGTACATAATTTAATTTATTATCAATCGGGTTATTTGGTGGTGCTTGATTATCATCAAGCGATGAAATGATTTCCTGATACACTACGGTCTCCTTACCTATTAAAAGTTTATATGATGTGTTAAAATTAAAAAATAATTTCAACTACATCATATAATATCTATATGTAAATTATCAAATGTAACACTATTTTAACTAGTAGAACTTTTCCTAACAGCCATCATTGCGCGCTTACCATATTTATCCTGAATCTTTTTCTTCGCATCATAGAATTTATCCCGAAACATTTTAAAATTTTTATATACAGGATCATTTGCAGCTTTTGCCAATTGCACAGCCATTGAACCTGCAGCCGCTTGAAGTTTTGCAGATTTAGATCGTACTACCATCGTTTGTCGCATTTTAAATCCTCCTACTTAATACCGTTGATTTTTCTTGAATGGTGGTCTCTGATTTTGATTAAACTTTTGCCTCTGATCTGGTCTGTTAGACGACTGTCTTGAATCCAATTGTGGTTTGAATGATTGTCGTTGATTAACTTTCATTGATTCGAGAATTGCATTATTAAACTTATTTCTCCAGTCTTGTCGTTCTCTTGGATTACTATCAAAAATATACGCAATAGCATCTTCAAATTCCTTTTCAACTTTCTTAAGAACTTCATAAAAAACCCAACACTGTTCGCCCATTGGTTTTATTTCCAACAACGAAATTGCATTTAAATCTCCCGGAAATTCATTTGTTGATTTCAAACAATTTACATAACTTTCAGCAACAGTTTTAATTTGGGAAATAATATAACCGAGATAACAATCAATAAGACATTCTGCTTGTTCTTGAGCTTCATCAGTAACTGGTAAACTTGATTTAATTGCAAGTGTTGTGAATTTACTCATCTCTTTCCACGGATTTCTTGTTCCTAATCCACATTTTCCAGCACATTTCCCAAGATGAGTATTTAGAATTGCATGTTTAACTCTTCCACCGATAGTCCATTTAGAAATGATATCAGTCAATCCAATTACCATATCACAAATTAATTTAAATGATGAATGTTTAAATCTTGTCAATCCTTTGAAAAAAATAATGGCAAAAATAAATCCGGCAAGCGCTATAGTTGCACCAGCCCAAGTAGTTGCTCCTTTAAAAAGACTAGTTGTTGCTGTTCCAAAAAAATCAGCAGCAACATCACCAGCCATTCCTAAAAATTCAAGAGGCCCTTCTTCAATCAATTCTGGAAATTCAACAATCATATACGAATCAAGTAACATATACATAATTTTCTGCTGATCTAATTTATCATGAGATTGCAAATCATAATATAAACCAACATCTTCTAATCTGAGATTCTGAACAATACCTTTCATCTCATTTTGTAAAGTAATAATACCATTATCCATACTTTTAAAAATATCATATTTGTAAAGTTGTCTATCATTAAAATACGCTTCGCAAATAGTATTTATGTATTCATAATCCACGTTGTTTAACTCCTATGTATTAAAATATTTTTAATCAACATCACCGGCTGGTTGTGGCATAAATTCAACAGGTTCAGATGGTTGTTCAACAGGTTCTTCTACTACTGCGATAGGTTCAGTATCAATTAAATTAGTTGTAGTATTATCAATTGTTGAATAATCAGCAATAGGATTACCCCTAAAAAGATTAACTTGTATTCTCTGATCTACTGCAATATCAATACCTTTATCAAACCAATATCTGAAATTCTTATCACTATTGTATTTCTTTAAAGCAACTCTTTCCATAAATGGTTCACTTCTATATAACATACTTCCTGTCGATGGGTCCATTACTTCTAAAATTCTAGAATTACCACTTGTAGAAATAGATAATGGATATGGAAGTTTTTTCTCTTTAGGCCAGTACTTTCGTTCAGTTTTGGTTTTCTCAGACAAAAAGAAATACTCACTCCAAAATGCAACCATTCCAAACTTCTTATCAAATATTACCGGTACTGAATATTTTGATGGTGCAAGTTTGTTCTTTTCTGAAAAAATATTTATAACCCAACCATCAACTCCCATTGGATCAGTGGGTTTAAGTACTGCTCCTTTGGACAACCAAAGCCACTGTCGAACATTATGATTTAAAGAATTAATATTAGTCGCTGCTTGAAAATTTCCAAAACTACCAACTGTTGTTTCGTTTGAAGCTTTTTGCCAAGGTGTTTGCAATGCACTAGAAATATTACTACGTACTTGATCAATCATGATAAAACTAATCTGATTCATTGAAATTACTTTTTTATACTTTGCCAAATTAAAAGTCAATTCTCGAGCTCGAAAACCAATCACTTCATTTGGATCAGCAGCATCAGCATCTTTACTACTACAAACAGCAGCAATTGAATCTAGAATGAATAGGATTTGATATGTCTCGCCTGTTTTCTGTTCCATTTGTGGTTTGATTAAGATTAAATCATTAATAAGTTCAAATACTTCTTTAACATTAAGAAGAACTGGCTTATGTAAAAAACGATCAGTATCAATTCCAAACGTTATAATTCTATCCTCAAGACCAATTGATTTATTTGTACCAGCCGAACCAACATCACCTGCAGCCTCTTCAATATTGAGATACACACAAACTGAATTTTTATAAGCTCGTTGAAATACAGATACAAATTGAAGTGCCAGAGTAGATTTTCCAGTTTCGGGGGTACTACTAAAAACAACTGGAGCACTTGATGTTAACCCTCCCCCAAGCAATGCATCTAGATGTTTAATTCCAAAAGACGTAACTAGTGGTGCCATTGGAACGCAGTTTCCAAATTTACTCATGAGTACCTTATCAAAAGCCTGTTTGAGAATCTCTGGATAATTTTTATTATTATCAGCCATGCGGTCTCCTTGATTAATCTTTTTTAACGGCAATATTTAGAAACTTTTGCTTTTAACTCTTTGATAGGGTATTTATTTGTCACACATTTCCAAGTTCTTCCATTTAAAATACAATAAATAGTATTATTATGAACACTATAATATTCTGCAATTTCTTTAACAGTTCTAAATCTACCACTATCAATACCATCAAAAATTTCAACAATTTTAGATTCTGTTAAAACGGCAAAACAAGACACTGTTCCGGATGATTCTCGAAATCTGTAGTTGTAATATGACTCATTAACTTATTAATATTTTTCTGATCATACATAATATATTTCTCCTTCGTCTAAGAAAAATAAAACGCAAGAAGTGAAGAAAAAGTTGAGACGACAACTTCTTCGAAGGAGCTACCTTATGTCCTTCTTGCGCAAATAACTTTTAATATTTACAATAAATAAACTTTTTAACTATTTAAAACGACGCACAAAACTCAAATGTATTCCATCAACAGGCAATCTATTTCTTACTAAAACAGCTCGATCTATAATCATTTCAAAACCAATGCCTTTGCAAATGTCTTGCAACTTTACATCTGCTAAATGAGATGAAATGAAAAAGAATTTCGGGGCAAGTTTTGCTCCAGCTGCTTCAAATAACTCTTGTGTAATTGTAACGTTTTCATATTTACTTAAATATATTAAATTAACTTTACCAGATTCTCTATTGATCATTTTCACTTCAATAGATGCAATTGGCTGATTTAATCGATCTCTTGAAATTTGTCGAAAATCACAATTGTCAAAAATATTTCTTTCACCGCTCCACTTTTTATTAATACCAAGTTTTGCATATAATGTTCTCGAATCTCTCAAATCTTGATCAGTTGGCATACTATTACTCCATTTTGTACAAATTATCAGTTTCTAATTCTTGTAATGATTGCTGAACTGTATCATTATCTCCATCAACTGCAGAATCTATTTTGCGATTTAATTCCTGTAAAAGTGACAATAACATAGTAGGTGTTAGATCACCACCAGTAGCAGTTTTCATTTCAATTTCAACTAATTTAATTTTACGATAAATAAAATTATTATGTTCTTTTCTATAATTAAATTTTGTTTGCAAATACGTTTGATATATCTGTTGAAATTTAGCAATCATCAGTAACGTTTCATTAAGAAGTTGGTATAAATTCGCTCTTCGTTTCACTTCAGAATTCTTAATCATTACATCCAATTTCTTAATTTGTGAATCTAATGATGTTATATACATTTGCAAATCTGACATTCTATTATCAACATGAGATATATCATTTTTAATATTTTTTTCCAATTCATTCATTTCAGCAACAGATTTATTATCTAAACCTGATTTAATTTTATTATCTTTTTCTTGACTTTCAAACATATCAATTATTAAACTCCTCAAATACATAATCCAAAAAATATGACAATTCACCAACAACTTTTTGTCCTGAAACAACAATTTTTGTCATTGTAGATGTGTCAATAAAATCACCTTCAAAAAGAGATATAATTAAATTAGATGATATATTCCGAATTACTAATGCAGATATCTCATCTGATAAAATATCTTTAAAGCGATCTTGCAAAATAGTATAGACAGCTGTTTGTAATGTATCAAAATTCAATCTCCTACTATTACTACTACTAGATTTAACATGTACTGCTTTTAATAACTTATAGATGTGAGGCGTTTTCTTCTTAAAGAAATCAATGTTTTGCAATTCGCGATTTGTATGTATTAATAATATTCGATCATTACAAACCATATGATGTCCTTTATTAATTGCAAAAATAAAAAGTCGTTGTAACTCATGCGGTATAATTGTCGATTTCAATTTATCATAACAATTATATATATGCTTTGTCGTTGATGATACAGTACACATTTCTTGTAATTGTGCTAAATAAATTGCTTCGCCATAAATCCGCGTTCTTTCAGAAAAATAACTCATTACTTTGTCCTGAATTATATTTGAATTGAATTTGTCAGTTGGTAAATCTTTAATTCGTAACTTTAAATAACAAAATAAAATTTTATGTATTATCAGTACATAAAAAGAATCTGGATCAATTAAAGAAACTGGATCAAACTGAAATAAAACATCTTTAAAAAACAAAACAGTTACATCATTTTTCATCACCCCAAAATCTAAAATCTGAATGATATCTGAATAATTAATAACATCTCTCATATTATTTTTAATTTCACCATATGTTTTATACATCAATCGCCAAATCATTTGTCTGGCTTTAATGAAAAACTTCAAACAAACAAAAAACACATTAGGAAGATATACCATTTCAAAGAAAACTTCATCATCAAGTTTTAATAACTCATTATTACATTTAATTAAGAAAACTGAAAATATATGCAATAAATATAATTGTTGAACATCAATATTGAATTGTAATAGTTTGGGACAACTAGCTGTAAATAATTTATTTATGAATTCTTCAAGAGAATTATAATCGGCCACAATATTTTCAAGAGATGTGTCATATTTAATTTTAAGATTTAAATTAACATGTAATTGTGACCCAATCATAACATCAAACAATTCATATAAATTTTCTAATTCATCTAATGTATAAGTCTTTTGAAATAAATCATCATTCGCATCAAATGGTAATTCATATGAAGAATCAGGGGTAATCGTATTATAATACAACCATTCAATCCTCCCAAAATTTATATTATCAATAGATTTTAATTATTAACTCCTCCGTTTTAAACTTTTAAAATGTATTTGTTATATTCATAATATCTATATATCTATGACTCTTCTTTGGTCCAGCCATTTTCAATATCATCGAAAAACTGTTTCTTATCAGTTCCAGAAAGTTGATTTGGAGACGTGACGTTGTATTTCTTGAGTGTTGATTTAAAAAATCTTTGATATTCTTCTTGTTTAGAAACTGATTCTTGTACCAGTTGGTTAATATCAGACATAATTATTTTTCTTTTTAATTTAACTACTTTTTAATTGGCTTATTAACAACAGAAGGTTGTACTGGTACATTCATTTGTTTGCCTGTTTTCTTGTAAGCATCTATACCGCCTTTAACAGCACCATAACCAGCACCCATAACAGTACTGCCGAGTTTAGCACCTAATGCAATAAATTTTTGTTTTTTCATGAGTTGTTTTCCTGTTTTAAAAAATATAATTAAGTAGTGATACACTTAAACACAAACATATAATTAGCTTTTGTAAATATCTGTGGTAGTGTAAATCCCTTAATTCTTTTAAATTGAATAGTGTTTAACTTTAAAGAATTTTCAGAACAATTTATTCGAATATTTTCATACACACCAATGAGAAATGGAAGTGGTATTGGAACTGTTGTCGATATTGCTTCTGAATTAATACTAGCAAGTCTTTTAAATTTGCATGGCATTCCTGAGAATAAAAATGAATTGGTTTCAAACTGTGGCTTCTGTATTGCTTCTAAACTAAAACCAGAATTAGGCGATTGTCCTTGAGCAACACCTTTATACAAAAGACCTCTACTTGGTCCAGCATAAGAATACCAAGCTTTAAAAGTTTGATTCGGTCTCATCATTTCTGAAAAAGTGAAAGACATTAACACATTACCATCAGGATGCAGAAATGAACAAATATAAACATCCTTAGTAGATGTAAGAATATTCGCGGATTTTAACATTTCCAATTCTTTATCTACAGATTCATTCGATGATACTAATTTGTGAATAAATATTTGTCGCAATACTTTTCCAAAACTTTCCTGTACTAGTTGATTAATATTCGATGTCATAATAATTTCTCTCCTTTTTAAGCTTGTAAGCTCTTTTCCTTAAGTTTTTGTTGTTCTTGGATTGATTCAATTTTTTGCAGTACTGCCATTTTGTGTCCGAAACTACTACCCAACTGAACCATCAATTTTTTCTTGTCCATTGATTTCCCCCCCATACAAAAATACTATTATGATTTCTTCTACAATTTTAAAATCTTTATAATGTATCGCTAATAAATTAATGTTGTTGTTTATTGAATATTGACGTTTAATCTCATCATGAACTTTTGTTTTTTCATGTGTAATTCTTGCCCGTTTATATTTGTTAATTGGTTGATAATGGTGGTGTCCCTGGTATTCGATTAATAAATTATACTTAGGTAAATAAAAATCAAATCGTAATAATCTGTTTTTAAGACTTCTACAATCTGTAAATGATTTTTCTGATTCGAATGTTATGTTGTTTTTGTTTAGTATTTTAATAATTGAATATTCACCTTTTGAAACTCGTTTATTGTTGTAATAGATTCTTCGTTTTTTAGAATGTTTCATACTGGCCTTATTATTTTTGAACGGCAAAATGCTGGATTTATTTTCT